GTAGTGCTTACTGTGATTTAAAATATCAGGAGTACCTAAAGCAGATCTTTTAATGTGTATTTTCTTAGGTTCGTTAGTACCATCTGTCCAGAATAATAAACCATCTATTATGTTAACAGCTGTTATAGGTTGACCTGTAAATTTTAAAACTCTATCAGCTTTAAATATAACATCAGTACCACTAGGGGGATTTATAGTTGGAGCAGCGGATGTTGTAATAACGTTACCAGATATACTAACAACAGTTACACCATCAGGATAGTAAGCTACACCAGCACCTGTATAAGCTTGAACACTCATGCCTATTCTTACCGTACCAGGTGAAACAACGTTTAAAGCGGTTGTGCTTATTTGACTAGATGTAACTCGTTTACACTGATAATTATCTACAAGTATAGGCTTTATAGTTCCAGAGCCTGGTATATATTGAACTATATAATCTCTACCTTCACCAGAAATTACACCACCAGCAATAAACCATATAATATAATCACCCTTACCATTAGCAATAGAGCCAACACATTTTTGACCTATTTGGCTAATAAAAGAAGTTTGTGTATTACCAAGTGTATTTTGAATAGTACCAACGTCTGACCCCTCTGAAGTAGCAACTTCTATGTTCAAAGCATCTCTGTACTCACCATCTGGAACTAATCTCTCGTCCAGGTCTTTATTCATCTTGCCTGCACGAAAGTGATGTTTTAACTCTGGCATATATATTATTTTATTTGTTTAGACTTATTTCTTAATACTTGACGTATTTCCTCTGATTTAAAGTTTGACAGTCTTAGTTTAGCTTGTCTGATAGCTGCAAATCTTTCTTTCTTAAATCTTGCAACTATATATTCTGGTATATTAACTCTTGTCGCTAAAATAGCGTGAGCTATATATTTATACATAGCTTCTTCAGCTAGTTTATGTATAATCATTTCATCTTCTGTACCTAAACCATCACTTATATATTGAAGTTTAATTGTTCTACCTGATATGTCAGAGCTAAAGTGAATATAACCTCTAGAATTATCTATAAAATATATACCGTTAACATGAGCATTTTCTGGTGTTATACCGTATCTTCTTCCTTCTACATAAGCTTGATCTATATCTGTATCATCTGAAGTACCTGTTGTAGAGCTTACTGAAACTTGAGTACTAAAAGCTGTCCATGTGTCTGAGTCACTAGCAGTTGTTAAATTACCATCACTATCAAACATGTAGCTAAAATCACCAGCTTGGTTTACAGCTGTAGGGTTACTTGTTTTTCTTGCTGGATATATAGTTCTTTCTATACCGTTATCATCTCTCCAAGATAGCTTAACATAATTAACGTAGTCATGTGGTAGAGCCATTTTTAAACTAGGTCCTAGTTCAATTTCTTGACTCTTCTCAGATCTTAATATATCATAACTCATTTCCTGCAAACCTCTTTGAGCATGAAAAGCAACATCAGATCTTCTTACTTTAGGTATTATTTTATCTTCACCAACATAACTTATATTAAAGTTATTTATAAGCTGCTGCATTGTTATATATTGATAATTACCTAAGTTAGGTGTTATAATCGTTACAAGTATAACATCACTAACTGTAGCACCAGAGTTTAAAGTAACAGTGTTTGTTGTGTTGTTAAAAGTAAATGCTGTTGTAGCTACACCGTTTATAGCAACGTTTATTTCACCAGCAGAATCTGGCATTGTAGCTAAGCTGTTTAATAACGTTTGATTATCAGGAAAGGTTAAAACAAAAGCTGTTTGACCACCTGTGGCTATAAAACTTTGTGAACCGTAGTATTGTTGTTGTGTTCCTTCAAATAGTGGCATATCTTATTGTTTTTCTTGTTGTGTGTTTATTTGGTTTTCTTGAGAAGCCATTTGATACAGATTAGGATCCTTTATTAGTATTCCAGCTAATTGTAATATCTTAATAACTAATTCAGTTTCTTCTGAAGCGTGAAGCTCAAAATGTTGGGTAACTGCAGGTGCAGGATTGTATAAAGCTTGTTCATCTACAATAGTATAACCCCAAGCAACAGTTGCAGGGAAGGCTATGTAGTTACAAACTACATTACTAGTAATAGTTTGTGGGTAAATTTGTATCGTTGTGTTTTTAGGTATACCATTTAAAGTGGTACCTGTTTGTCCAGTTGGAGTTGTTTGAGAAACTCTTACATAAACTGGTCTTGCCAAAGCAGGAGCTGTTAGCGGTGAGTTTTGTATATGGTGAATATCGTTTTGATTTATTTTTTCAATTTCAACGTAACCACCTTTATGCTTATAATATAATTCTCCTAACCTATAGTAGTTTGGTAAAGTACCTAAACCACCTTCACCAGAAGTAGTTGACATCGTAACCCCGGATCTATAGTTTTCAAATATATCTATCTTTTCTTTAAGCAAATCAACTTGATCAGCATAGGTACTATCATTACCTGGTATTCTCATAAAAGCATTTAGATCATAAAAATACTGCTCGAATATATCTTGTTGAGCTTGGTTTGCTAACAGATTAAATTCAAGCGGTGTTATATAACCTCTTTGTTCTTTGTTTGCTATAACTAATACTTTTTGATATACGTTATCTATATTGACTGCCATAATTTTTTTTTATTGTAGTTTGCAATCGCCCCGTAGAGCGACTGCTACTACAAAGTGATTTATTTTAGTTTCTTTTCAATTGCTTTTAGAACTTCAAGTCCTTCATCGGTTTTTAACCAATGAGCTAAAGCATTGTAAGGGTGTTCTTCAAAAGGAACAGTGCAAAGTTTCTTTTTACTGCTAGTCCAAGTAAAATGTCTTTGATCAGAAGATAAAGATATTAACTTAGCCTCTACAGCTTTTACACCTATGTTTCTTAATTGAACATCATCATCAGAAGCTAACTGTATAAATGATTGAGGTTTTCTCTTAGCATATAGTAAAATATCTCTTTTAATCTCCTTAGAAGACATCCTAGACACTTGACTACCTTGCTCTACTCTCAATATAGCTTCAGCTTCATCAACACCTAATGACATTGCTAATTTAACAGCCTCAAACTCAAGTTCAATCCAATCTGTTTCATTTTCAGCTATCACTTCTGGTTCAAACTCTGTATATAGAGAGTTTAACTTTGGGTGATATAATGAAAGAAACATTTGTAGGTTTTTTTGCCTAGCAGGAACTGTTATCTTTCCATCTCTCATAACTATGTGACCTAATGTAGAAGGGCCTTTTTGCTCATCTACAAATGGAGAAGGTTGATTAGTTGCGTATCTTAACTCGCGTTGATAACCTTTTTCAGGGTCAAACCATAGTAATGGTTTTCTTCTTGTATGTCTTGATGGTATCACAAGTACCACCGGTGTGTGCTTACCTTTTAACAGATAAGTTCTATCTTTTGCAACCCAATCTTTAGGTTGCGTTATTGTTTGTTTTTCCATGATATAATATAATAAAAGTTTATAAATAAAAATAAAGGGTCGGGTGCCGAAGCACCCAACTCTTTAAAGTAATAATGATATTAGTTTTTCAATAATACGAAGTTATTCGCACCTTGAACACATAAACATCTTTCTGATAAGAAGTTTACTACCATTTCATCTGCATCAGACGTAAAGTTTCCACCTACAGATCCAGTGATCCAAGATTTCATTTTTCTGTCATCAGCTTCAGATTTTCTGTATCTAACGTGTAAGAACGGTCTTGAGATATTTTTACCTAATGACTGATCGTATACAGTTGAAGTACCAGCAGGAACAATAAGTCCTTCGATGTCTCCAACTAATCCTCTCGTTGTAGCGTCATTTAAGTATTTCCAGTCAGATTTGTAGAAGTCATAAGAACCTCTTCTAAATCCAGTGAAACCTAAATTAAGAGCCATTTCTTCTTCGTTGTTGAATACACCGTAAGATGATCCACCAGCAGAAGCAGAGTTAGACGTAGCAAGCATGTTATCAATTTCTAAAGCAGTAGCTCTGTCTAAGAACATCATGTTCTCTTCGATAGCACCTTGCTTATCAAGTTCTTGTAGGATAGTATCAAACTCACCTAAACCACCTTGTGGGTAAGGAGCAGTACTTGACATCTGATCGAAATCAGTTCCAGTCCATACAAGACCTCTTGAGTTAATAGCAGCAAATAAACCTTCAGTACCTTGAACGTTAAATGCGTTAGCACCCATTGTCTGAGCAGCTAATTCACCTTCAACCATTGCCATTTCCATTTGATCCTCAAATCTTAAACGAGCTTCATGCTCAGATTTTAAGTACCATAGGAAACCAGAAGCTCCATTTTCAGAAGTAACTTCAACCCAACCGATTTGAGCAGTGTCAGAACCATTAACTTGGTATCTGTCTCTCATGATGATTGGTCTGTTGCTAAACTGAGTGAAAGAAGCATCTAAAGAACCAACGATTCCAGATGAACCTTTTCTGTATTCAGTACCGTATACAAATAACTTAATATCTTCAGCATCGTTAAAAACAACAGCACCAGAAGTATCTAAAGCAGCTTGAGTATAAGGTTGAGCAGTAACTTGAACGCCATTCGCATTTACAGCAATAATTAAAGCTTTAACTACTTTAGTAGAAGCAGCATTAGAAATAATGATTGTGTCATGCAACTGAACATTGTGTCCTGCTGGTAATTTAACAAGGTTAGCACTAGCGTCTTCAATTTCGACAGTACTAGTACCGCTTTCCGCAGAGTCATACGCTACGTGTAATCTTCCTTGTTCAGACCAGATTACTTGGTCAGATTGTAATGGCATTTCAGCACCAACCATTTTTAAGAAACCAGAGATAGTTCTATTTCCGTATCTTTCAACTTCTTTCTCATAGATTTCTGGTAAAAATTGTTGCGCGAATGTACCACCACCACTACCACTATCAAAAGATAGGTAGTTTGAATTGTACAAATTTTGCACTGGAGCTGGAGTTACGTGATTTAGTTCCGCTCCCTGTGCGGGATTAATAAAAGGCATAATTTTTAATTTTAATTAGTTAAACTTATTTTCTATTCATTTTAACTCTAAGCTTACTAGTATTATCTCCACTAATTACTCTATAAGTAGTTCCGCCTTGTTTAACTTCAGTATGGTTCTGTCTAGGTGTCATATCGACATTCTTTGACTTAGCAATACTATCTTTTAAAGCATCGGCTTTACCTTGGTTATAAAAGTGATTAGCTATGGCATCGGGGTTCATTGCTGTAAATAAAGATTTATGATAACCCGCAGCGTCTGACATTTCGTTGTTTTTGTTCAAAAACTTTTTGACAAAATTAGATATGTCTCCTTGGGTATTTTTAACCTCATCAGCATTTTTTACGTTATATCTGTATCTTTTTTCTCCGACATTATATTCAAAACCTTTGAAATTGTCATTAAAAACCTTACCGGTTTCTTTTTTAAATACATCTATTTGACGCGCCTCAACCTTTTTGACATCAGCTTGCTCTTTGTTGTATCTATTAAAAAATTCTACAGCTTTCTTTTGCTCAGGCGCTAACCTGCTTCCAGCTTTAATTTCCTCATAGTATTTAGACTTTAACCCGTCTAGGTGGTTTTTGGCATTCGCAACTTGCTCTTTTAATGCCAGCTTTTTTCTTTTTATATCTCTATCCTCATCTGATTCTTCGTCGTAAGAAAATTGATCTTCCATTAAGAAGTCTATTTCATCACTAGATAAGTGAGGTTTAGTATTTTGGTAGTATTCTTTTAATAATTGATTTTCATCTAACGATGTGTAATCAGTATTTAATCTAACGTAATCTTGTAGCGAACCACCAGTTTCGTTAATAAACTCTACTACCTTTTGTATATTTTCTGGTAAAGGATCTCCTGTGGCTTGAGCCTCAGCAACAGCTTCTTCAACTTCTTCAGTTAGTTCTTCTGTTTTTTCTTCAACTTGTTCGTTAGTTATCTCCTCAAGAACAGGTGTATCTTCTACCTCTGTTTTTTCTTCGGGAGTAACCTCTTCCTTTACTTCTTCAACAATAGGATCTTCCTCTTGTTTCTTTTCACTTAAGTCAACCTTAGTAACTTCATTTTGTTTTTCTTCAGTTACTTTTTCTTCTTGCTTGTCTAAGTTTACCTTAAAAACCTCTGGTTCATTTTGAACTAGTTTTTTAGGTCTTTTTTTCATTTTAACAGGCTCATTAACTACCTCTTCATTTTTAGCCTCAGCTGGAGGAGGAGTAGATGGTAAGTCTGCTTTAATAGAATCTACTGATTCTTTGTTTTCATTTTCCATAATATAATATAATTAAATAATTAAACATTACCTAGGGTCAAAAGCCCCTAAGTTAAAATCACCACCTAGTGTATCATTACCTTTAGATTCAAAGTTTTTAGGTGGTGCATTCTTTGCCCTTTGATCTATTAATTCAGATTGTTGAGATGCTTGTATTTTTGTACGATCATCTTTACGATCTTCTTTCTGTGTGTCTTTTGCTTTAATAGCATCTAACTCCATTTTCTTTAACTGCATGTTAAGTTGGAATTCATGATCCATTAATTGCTTTTTTATCATAGCTTCAGCTTGTAGCTTTTGTTGCTCCATTTCAGCTTTAGCTTGTTCTAACTGTATTTTACTTTGAGTTAAAGCTTGTTCTTTTTGAACCTCCGCCTGCGCTGCAACTTGTTGAGCTTGTGCGTTAGCTTGAGATTGCGCTTGTATATTCTCTTGTTGCATTTCTTGATCTTTCTTAAGCTTTTCTCTTCTTCTAACCTTAAGCAATTGGTTTGCTAATTTAACGTTCTTAATATCTCTTAAATCAATAGCGTCAGTTAACTCTATTAACTGTTGCTGTAAAGCTTGCTGTATATTGTTTTCAAGCATTTGTCTCTCTTCTTCATCTGGTTGTAAATCAATAAATATACCAAAGTCATATAGATGTAAATTTTTCATTTCATCTAATGTTGCTACATTGTGAGTTCCAATGCTTTGTATAAACGCGTCTCTTGTTGGTGAGTACTCTATAATATCAGATATTCTTAATGATAAAGCCTCGGCCATTTCAGCTGTTAAAAATAAACCAGCTTGTAATATATGTCTTGTTGCCACGTTTGAATTTGCAGCTGCAAGCTTTTGTACACCAACTAAAGCTTTCGCGTCAGGCGTGCTAGCATCTCTTGCTTCATTAAGACCGGTAACATCCCTGATCATTTGTAAATAATAGTTGTACGTTTGAATTAGTGATTGCATTTTTGCACCACCATTACCAGATTGAATTTCCTGTATAGGAACTTTTCCTGGGTTCATGTCACCATCAGAAGTCATTGATCTACCTATTATAGATCCCGTCTGAAAGAACATATTTAATGCTTCTTGAGGATTATAATTTGTACCGTTACCTAAATCTATTTCTGCAAGACCATCAGCATCTAAATATATGCCGTCAGGTACCATTCGCGAAAGGACTTGTTGGAGTTTTAAGTGTGTTAATTGTATCATGTCAGCAAAACCAGTTATTCTACCAACTAATGATTCTATTTTACCTTTATACATACGTGGTGCTACAATACTATAGTTCATTTTAACTTTAGTAAAATCGCTTTTAGGTCTCATCATATTTTTAGCAAGTTCCCATTTAAGTAGTCTTTCACTACCTAAAACAAGAGCTCCTTCATATAAAACCTCTATAGATCTTGACATTTTACCATATCTAGCTTCTAATAAAGCATCTTGAACTGGGTTAAATGTATCATCTTTAATTATAACTTTGCTAGCACCAGTAGCAGTTTCTTTTACTTTATAAACCTCGTTAGCATATGTTTTATAATTAAAATATAAAACTTCAACTTGGTTTTTATCAGCAGACTCAGAGCTACCCATATCTTTATTGTAATAGCCTTTTTTAAGTTTGCTTTGAGATGTTATCTCTTCTAAATCTTCTTGTTTTAAATGAGGAAATTGTTTCATTAACTCATTAACAGGTATTGTTTTAACTTCACCTACATAATATATATCGTCAAAATACGGCGACTCAGTGTGTGAGTAAACTAAATTAGCGGGATCAACATACTCTACTGTAACACCTCTAGATGTATCAAAAGTACATTTAGCTGCTCCAATACCTAAAACAGCTATATCGTAATAAAATCTCTTTTTAGTTAATTCATATCTATTACCTTCAAACAAAGTGTTAATAGCTTGTTCTTCAGCTAATTCAACCGCTTGCTTGTAATTTAGCTGCATGTGTAAAGCTAATTCTTCTTCTGAATCAGGCAACTTATCAGGTTGATTAGCAAATAAATTAACACCAAAAGCTTCTTCAGCAAACTGATTAAGCTCTTTTGTTTTAAGGTCTCTAATAATACCTTCCATGTATTTTGTTCTCTTACTAACACCGTAAGGGTCTTGAGAGAAAGCTTTTACATCATATGTTCTTTCAGCAATACCATTTACAACTATATCAACAAATTTAGGTATGATAGGTACAGGTGTCCAATCTAAATTAAGATAAGATAAATCACCATTTATAGATAATTCATTTTTATACTTTTGTATAGACTGTTCTCCTCTAGCATAAAGTCTTAGTTTATGAAAACTGTTCTGATGACTAGAAAACCTATAACCACTGTTATCACGTTTAAACCATTCGTCTTCAATTGCCTTAGCAACTTTAAGACCATAGTCTATCGTAGCTTTTTCTGAATCGCTTGCGACTTGACTAGGGAAAAAACCTTTTGAAAATGAATTAGCCATATTGTTATTGTATTAATTTTGAATGCATCCCTTTTTGTTTATATTTTGCAATGCTTATGTTTAGTTTTTGTTTTTCTATTTTTGCGTTAGGATTATATAAATGTCTGTTACAAGCCATTATAGCTAAACCGCTACTTATAGCAGCATCAAACGCTGTTCTTTTGTTTATATCAAATTTTGCCCAATCTTGTAATGTTTCAGTAAAATACATATCACCATATACACCTTCACCTTTATGACCAACTTGACCTTGTATATACATTTCTATCGCAGCCGCATGAGCTTGTTTTATATCTTCACTAGAGTTTGGTATACCACCAACTTCTCTTTCTGCTACAGATAATTTATTCCAAACTTTATCTGGTCTGTTCATGCTGTAACCTCTGTAACCACGTCTTCTTAAATAATACAATAAACGAGGTTTATTATTCTCTGCAAGTAAAGGCATGCCGTAAAACACTAGTGCCATTAAAACGTCCTCAAAGAATATATCAGCAGTTTGTGGTCTAGCTATATATTCTAGAAAAAACGAATTAGGTGGACAGTTTTCCATAGAAAACTTTGTTAAACCATGTAAAGCACCTTTTGAACCTTTACCATCTACTGTCCCTGATATATCATAAGAGTCACATCCAAATGCTCCCATATGTTCATTACCAGGATATTTTCTATTACCTTTGTTTGTAATATTATTTTGAAGGTGTCTAGGTGGAACCCAGCTGACTTTAAACCTACCATTAGGATCTGGATAAAAGATCACCTCACTATCCTTGATACCATTAGTCCACTGAAAATTACCAGTTGTTAGACTGTTAGATGATCCGGTACCTTCGTTATAATCTATTTGCTCGTATATTTTTGCTAAATTAAATATACTATTTTTTGTTTCGTCTCTGAAAGCGTGTTCTTCAGTTCTTGGAAATTGCCTGTAAAACTCATTTAAAGCATCAC